AATTGCCCCCGGAGGCAATGTTGGTACCGGCATTAACACCCGCCCGGAAGTTCGAGGTTCCTGCCGTGGCAGTAATGAGATCCCCACCAGCAGCTATAGTTAGATCACCGCCAGATGAAATTGACATTTTTTCAGTAGCGGCTTCACTAGCCCCAGTTTTAAAACTGAGTTTTGTCGCGTTATTGCTCGAACTGAAATCACCCTCAGACACGGCTTCAATTGCAGCAGCAACTAAAATAGCATCCGTGCCTGCTCCTTCGTCTGGTGCTTGAAATTCAATCTTCCCAAGTACGTCATTCGCCGCAATATCGGTTTCGCCAGTTTGCAATAACAACGTCATCGGCGTGTCATCGCCGGTTTCGGTTTGTTTCATCGTCACGTTGCCGGTTGAGCTGATCGACATCTTTTCCGTCGCGGCCTCAGATGCGCCTGTTTTAAATGCTAACTTTGTAGCGTTATTGCTCGAACTAAAATCGCCTTCGGAAATAGCGGCAACTTCGGCTGCGACAAGTATGGCGTCCGTGCCTGCCCCTTCATCAGGCGCTTGAAATTGAATTTTGCCCAACACATCTGAGACAGCAATATCGGTTTCGCCAGTTTGCAATAACAACGTCATTGGGGTGTCATCGGTCGTGGCAGTTTGTTTCATCGTTACGTTGCCGACCGAGCTGATCGACATCTTCTCTGTCGCCGCCTCACTTGCCCCCGTTCGAAAACTTAATTTCGACGCGTTGGAACTTGAACTGAAATCGCCTTCACTTACGCAGTCGATCGCTCCAGCGACTAGTAAAGCGTCCGTTCCAGTCCCTTCGTCTGGTGCGCTGAACTCGATCTTTCCGAGTACGTCTGCCGCCTCAATGTTAGTTTCGCCAGTAGTCAGCGACAACGTCATCGGCGTATCATCACCGGTGGCGGTTTGTTTCATCGTTACGTTGCCGACCGACGATATAGACATCTTCTCTGTCGCCGCCTCGGAAGCGCCAGTTCGAAAACTCAATTTCGACGCGTTGGAACTTGAACTGAAATCGCCTTCGCTGACACAGTCAATCGCTCCGGCGACCAGTAAAGCGTCGGTGCCGGTCCCTTCGTCGGGTGCGCTAAATTCGATCTTTCCGAGTACGTCTGCCGCCTCAATGTTAGTTTCGCCGGTGGTGAGTGAGAGCGTTATCGGGGTGTTGTCACCCGTCGCCGTCTGCTTCATCGTGACGTTACCAACCGACGATATAGACATTTTCTCTGTCGCCGTTTCCGACGCACCAGTTCTAAAACTTAATTTCGACGCGTTGGAACTTGAACTGAAATCGCCTTCGCTGACACAGTCGATCGCCCCGGCTACGAGTAACGCATCGGTGCCCGTGCCTTCATCCGGCGCCTTAAATTCGATCTTTCCGAGTACGTCTGCCGCCTCGATGTCAGTCTCGCCGGTGGTGAGCGAGAGCGTCATTGGAGTGTTGTCGCCCGTCGCCGTCTGTTTCATCGTCACGTTGCCAACGGACGATATAGACATTTTCTCTGTCGCCGCCTCTGAAGCGCCTGTTCGAAAACTTAATTTCGATGCGTTCGACGAACTGCTGAAATCGCCTTCGGAAACGCAGTCGATCGCTCCAGCGACCAGTAAAGCATCGGTTCCCGTCCCCTCATCTGGAGCATTAAATTCGATCTTCCCAAGCACGTCGTTGGCGGCAATATCGATCTCGCCAGTCTGGAGCGACAAAGTCATCGGTGTGTCGTCGCCCGTCGCGGTTTGTTTCATCGTGACATTGCCAACCGACGATATAGACATCTTCTCCGCAGCGGCCTCACTGGCGCCGGTTTTGAAAGATAACTTCGTAGCATTCGACGAACTGCTGAAATCACCTTCGGAAACCGCAGCTATCTCGGCAGCTACCAAGATCGCGTCTGTCCCGGTCCCCTCGTCCGGAGCCTGGAACTGGACTTTTCCGAGTACGTCAGCGGCCGCAATATCGGTTTCGCCCGTCTGCAACAAAAGCGTCATCGGGGTGTCATCACCGGTCGCCGTCTGTTTCATCGTGACATTGCCAACCGACGATATAGACATCTTCTCTGTCGCCGCTTCTGATGCTCCGGTCTTAAATGATAATTTTGTAGCGTTATTATCCGCAGCAAAAGTATCTGTAGCGACAGCTTCAATGGAAGCGGCGACTAAAATGGAGTCAGTGCCCCCCGCTTCATCCGGCGCTTGGAATTGGATCTTGCCGAGGACATCCGTAGCCACAACCGCGGTATCGCCCGTCTGAAGCACAAACGTGGCGGGGCTGGCGCTGGTGGCTGGATTTTTTAAGGTCAAGTCCGGGGCTATCGTTAGGTGCGGCACGCTTGGATTGTTCGCGCTGTTGATTGCGTAGCTGACCGTAGATAGCGAAGTGCTTAGCGCCGTGCCGCCGTCAACAACAACCGTTACGGTGGTGTTCGGATCTGAATACGCGGTTGCGGTGATTGACGCGTACAGGAACGCCGTATCTGTTAATTTCAAGCGACGCCCGACATGGAAAGTTGTTGTTCTGTCGCCGACCAAGGTGAACGTTGTGTTGCCCGTTCGTGTCGTGGTAAGCCCGCTTGCCAACCATTCCGAACCGGTGGCTGAAGTTTCGTCTTGCACGGGGGTTACGTTGTCTTCTGTAAAAATCGCGCCCCCCGCAGAGTCGGTGACGGCGATTTTGTAATCCCCGGTAGTGCCCCACAGCGGAGCTGGTACGCGACCGGCGGCGTCTAATACGACCGGATTCGTGTGCGCGGACACACCGGCGTTGTCCTGGTAGGTGGCTTTGGCGCTTGTTGTACCCGCCGTATATGTGTTGATCAAACCCCCGGCCAGCACTGCGCCGTTGGCGTCAAAAAACTGCCTGCCTGGGTCGAGTAATCTAAAATGTGTTGCCATTCAAATTTTCCATATACTAATCAGTTAATAGTTCTAAGCCGCCCAAACTGGACAGGATTTGCACAACGCGTCTAAGTTTGAGGTTGGGCTTCGCTAATTCTACAAACTTCTCCATCGCTTCTTTGCTTTGTAAGGCTTCACCCAGCGCGTTGACCGCGGCACTTTTACGCGCTTGGTTCGACGCCGTGAAGGCCCGACCGCGCTGCGTTAATGGTGGGGCGAAGACGGCCCTAACCACAGACTTAAACACGTTGCCGGTCGGCTCAATTTCACCACCTCTAAGTCCCGATTTGCTTTGAATCATTTTTGTTGCGCGGGACAACATTCGTAGCCCTTTAACGTATGAGGAATCAAGCAACATTTCAAGGTTTTTTACTTGGTTGCGTGACCCCAGTATTTTTTCTAAAGCCTCATGAGAATACTCGCCGTTCTTAGTGATGTCATTTCGGAGTCGTGTCCTTATTTGGTGTTGTATTGCCTGCAACACTTCCGGGTCTTTCTGAAGAATTTTCCGCAATTTAAATGAGCGTCCGGTAAATTTAGGACTTAAAACGTATTCCACAATTTGTTCCGGATCGAGGTTTTCAATTTTACCGGGGAAGGATTTTTTAAGCTCTTTAACCATTTTTTGGTGACGTTCTATTTGGTTTCTAACGACCCCGGCCAGCCCACCGACACGGTCTATCGCATCTCGTGCGGCTGTTCGTCCGGCGCCGTTTTGGAAACGGCTAGTGAACAAAATATCTAATTGTTCACCGTAATCGCGCATGAACTCATCGTGGAGTTTTTTGTCCGGCAGAAATCGACCGCGAATTTCTTTTTGAAATACCGCTTGGCGGTACATTTTGAACACCGCGTCACGAACGGCGTAGGTCGCTTCCATGTTCCCAGTACGTTCGAGCGAGTCAGCCAAGCGGCGGGCGTCGGTGACGTTGCCCTTTTTCATAACCTGATGAATAATATCTTCGTTTTTAATAACAAAGCGTCCGCCGCTGACTCTGGTAATGTCGCCGATGATGGACTTATCGACGCGCATTTTTGCTTCTCTAAACTGATGTTCAAGCGCTTGGATCTCCGCGGATAGGTCTTCGCGGCCGTTGTTTTTAAGAATTTCGTGACGTTCGGCTTTCAAAACGCCTTTAAGTCTTTTAAGGGTGGCTACGTCCGGACCCTCCGCAGACAACCCTTTGCGCTTATCGATAAGTGCCTTGTTGATGTCGCGCAGCACGTTTTGGATCTGCTTAACGGTCACCACCCGTCCTTTGGCAAAATCGTCTATAGCCTCGCGGCCTCCGGGGGTTATTATGGAAGTAAATCGTTTTATGCGGGATATTTCCAAAACTAAACGGGCGTTATCTTTTAGCAGCGACGGCGCTAAAGCGTCCCGAGTTTTACCCAAATATTCTGTGCGTAACTTGCTAAGTTCGCGCGCGCGCCCTCGCAGTTCACCGGCGGGGCCGTTCGTAAACTCTTCAAATCGTGGGCGGAAAGTTGCGTTCATTGCCGCTTGTTCTTGTTCAGCGGCCGCACGCAAAATAACGCCGACCCGCTCCATAGACACGTCTGGGGCCGATTCAATGGTGCGCTGCGCGTCCGAGATCGTCTCGTCGATCTGACCAAGGCGTTGACCAGCCGCCGCTTCGCGCTGACCCCTAATGACCGTCTGTACGGCTTCGCCCGCCTCCTGGGGTGCCGCGTCATCAGCGAACGTTCCACCCAACCGCGCTTCGTATTCTATAAGCGCCTCAGTGTTCTGGCGTTGAATTTCTCGATACTCGGACGTAAAGCCGAGATCCATGTTTTCGCGGAATCCTGCTTCAAGCTGTCGCATTTCGGGTTCGGTACTCACCTGACCCGCGGTGGGGCGGTACGTTTTACCAGACCCTTCAAGCACTTCGTTGATTGTGTCAATAACCTCTTGCGTCTCCGCGTCATTCAATCCTAATTCTTTAGGTGTAGCGTTAAAGGGCTGTCCACGAAGGACGTTCCACATCCCTCTGGCGAGTTTTTGAACGGTGGCGGCGCCCGCAGTAAAACCACCCGCGACTCCCGCTTTATAGCCCGCGTCTTTCATAATACCAAGGAACGTGTTTTCGTTTACACGTATCCCGGCCCCAATAAGTTGGCGACCCACTTCTCCAATGAACGTGCCTATGCCAGATCCGGCTATTGCGCCCGCGGTGCCCCCCGGGACGGTGCCTGCCGGACCTGCCATCGTGGTGCCCGTGACAGCGCCGACAGCGCCCCCCACCACGCTGCCCACTACGTCTCCAACAATAACAGGCACTTCGCCCGAAAAACTGAGTAAGTCACCAAAGTCCATCCCCCCCGGATTAAACAACACCCAGTCGCCGTTGTCCGGGTCTTTGAACTCTACGCGCTGATCTTTGCCGCGGGCGTATTGGGCCATTCGAACTTCTACTTTTGTTCCGTAGCTGTTCTGTAACAAGGATTGCGCGAACTCAACTTCGGGATAGAAAGTAATCACGTTGCCGGTGTTGGGTTCGGTGTATTGGTACTGCCCCGGCTTTTCGGTGCGCCGAACTTGAACAGGTTCTTGGTGATGTTTGTCAATTTTCGCTTTGGCGTAGCTAAGCGGGTCTTGCCCGAAGCTCTGCGAAGTGCGCACACTTAACGGGGCGCCCGATATATCAACACCGCGTTGCTGCGCTTCATAGTTGACCACAGGTGTTTGTTGTCCGGCGCGGATAACGTCTTCATATGGGTCAACGAATCCGCCAAAGTCCTGCGTCGCCGGTATCTGAGGTGGTTGAGGTGGTTGAGGTGGCCCGCTACTTCGGCGATCTAGAAAAGCCTCATAGTCCCTTAACGCGGTGACTTCCGCTTCTAGGTCATTCTCGGTTTTGGCTTTATCCATCGCCCTAAGCAGGTCGAGTTCTTCAAGAGTATCGGCCACTAGTTTATTCCTAATTTTTGTTTTATGCGGGTTATTTCCGCCTCTAGTTCCGCTCTGTTCTTCGGCGTCAAGTGTTTACCCGCCTCACCCTCAAACTTGTAGTCCTTGCCGGTTACTTGTTTATGTTTGCTTATGTAAGTTGCTGAAATACCACGATGGGTTTCGCGCAGCTTCGCGATAGCTTGGTCGGCATCAGATATCCCAGCGCCAACGGCAGTTAACGCGCGTTTCAAATCTGTGTCCGTTAAGGCCCGCCCTTCACCCAACCCAGCGGCCTTGGCGTACGCCAGTGCGTGTGTTAAAAACTGGGTTTGTAAGCCAGCGGAAACCGTTTTCAGACTATCAAAGGATGAGGCAACTACCCGGTTTTCGGTGTCGGACGTATCAAATGTTATACCCATCACGCCTGCAATGCCTCGCGCATCAGCCATAACACTGCCGATAGCCCGGGCCAGAGTAGCCCCGGCCGTAATCGCGTCAGGGTCTTTTTGTATCTTGTCTATCAGCAGATCGGTTTCTCTTCGGAAATGGATTGCGCTCCCCTCTTGGACTTGTAACTCCTCTATAGGCTTCTTAGGCTTGAAAGGATCGGGATCAAGCGCTTGAATCGAAGCGCTTACTACCGGTACGTTGGCTGGTATCTCGTTGCCGTCATAATCTTGATACCTACCTGTCTTCTCGTTGTAATTAACGTTTTGCGGCCCGTCGGGGAAAAGCGCGATCCCGCCTTTTTTTAGTTTCTCCCTTCTGAGTTCTGCAACTTCTATCTCGTGCTTTGTATTCGCCTGTTCGCGCTTGTTATTTACGGAGTCGCGGTCGGCCAATGCCGCTTTTGTCAGTGCATGTTCTGGCCCGTACTGCTTCAGTATTCTTTGGTACTGTTCTTCGGCTTTTAACGAATCCCCCACCAACTCTTTAGTTTTCGTCCACAAACTTTTAGTTGCATTATATGTTTCGTAATCAGGACCGAGCATCTCACCCGCGCCTTTTACACTCGGGAATCGGTTTATTACGTCGCTCCTGGCGGCGGCATGGGACGCCTCATCTACGATCCGCGGGGAAAGTGTGTCCAAGTATTCCAATGCCTTACGACGCAACTCATTCTCAGCCGCAGCTTTTGCACGGTCCTCCTTGTCTTTTTCTCGGCCCGCCTTGTCTTTTAAGCGCGCCTGCTCTCCGAATTTTATGGCGAGGTTTGGATCGTGAGGCATTAGCGCATTAACCAAATCCCCTTCGGTTATGCCGCCCGAACCAAACTCTTGCAACAGTTTTTGCGTTTCCGCCGCGCTCTCTCGATCCTTCCTCGCTTTTTCTAGCGTCAGCGCGTTTGCAGCACTTTGGTCAGCCGCCAGGAAAGACTCTTTTAGGCTGATAGGTCGGCCGAAATTAGACCAGTTTACGCCACCGTTCATTATCCTCCTCCCAAGCGTCCGAGTGTCTGGCTCCGATTGAACGCGTCCACGACGTTCGCAATCGTACCCTGTAAATTCCGATTACTCACCCCGGCAATGTTGGCCTGATTCACACCCTGTTGCCCGTAGATATTCGAGATGTTGGTGCTTGGAGCGCCACCCACACCGACACCGGGCGCGCCTAAGCCCGCGAGTTGAGCTAACCGAGCCCACTCGTTCTGATATTCTGACGCCGCATAATCTGAACCGTACCGCATTAGCTCTTTAGCGGTGCGCCCGGAGAGGAACGTGCCGCCCGCCGCGCGCATTCGCTCGATAGCTTTGTTTCCCTCGTCTCGTCGAAAATCATAGCCCGGAATATCCTCAACACCGACCGTGCCCTCTGCCATACCTTGAAGGCGTTGTAACGCGTAGTCACTAATGGCTCGCTGTTCTGCGCTGTCCGCGCGTTCAAGGTCGAATTGTCGTTGCTGCTCAGTCAGCGCGCGGCCAGAGCCTTCCTCCAACGCCTCTTCCGCTTCACCGGTTTTTAGGTAGTCCACGTAGCCGCTGACAAGCGCACCACCCAGGGGTACTGCAATCTCTGTAAACCATCCCATTTTATAATCTCACCGCCACAATAAAATAAGTTTCCGCAGGCGAATCGATCGCCCCCGCCGTTGTGTTCATAAAGGTTATCGCGAGCGTGTTCGCCGCGCTGACTCGACAATTAACGATGCCTAAACCCGTGCTGTGGGTTGGCTTGTTAACGGTTACGTGATCTCTCGTAGTTAACCCGGAGACCGTAAAGGTTTGTTCTGCGGTAGTGTTCGCAGCCACCGACGCCGGGTTTAAACTCTGTTCGTACCGGGTGATTATCGGCATATACTTCGAGATCAGCCGGAACCAATTATCCCAGGCACGGGCGATAACCCCGGATTCTTCATCGGCAAAGGGCACCCGCGGCGGGGACTCTATGCTTTGCATACCGTGATGTCCGCATAGCCGCCCGAGATAGATACCTTCACCGGGTCACTAACTGAAAATTCGAACACCCAATCACGGCCTTGACCGAGCTGGGGCCAATGTACGCGTTTGCCGTAATCTCCGAGTTTACCCAGGCTGCGCCGCTTCTCGTCTGACCAGGTGTGCCCGCCGTCTTTCGAATACCGCAACATGATCTCCGGATCTTCTCCCACACCCGACACCACGCCAACCCCGGTCTCGATGTCGAGTTCTAGCCGATCAATACGGAGTCGGTTGCGATCCTTGTGTGTCATATGCGTGCGCCGAAGTGCTTTCAACGTTGTGCCGTCTTCTGAAAACGTGTCCAAGTCCAGTTTGTAAATATTGTTGTTATCGTAATCGCCGCAATAGTGATTGGCGCCGTTGAAAAGCACCCCTAACGCCCGCCACCGTTCGATCCCGAACGACCGGCGCCTATGCCACATGTTCGAGGCTACGTCGAATACAAACGTTCTGTCGGACGCTGGGAAGGTCAGCACATAGTAAGTGTGACCCGCTTGTTGATATGTCCAACCGATCGCGTCCGTGGTTGTGGCGAGCTGGCTGATCTCCCAATCAATATCGCGCGTTGAGATAGCCAACGGAGAAAAGCCCCTGGCGGATAAGACCAATAAACCGCCTTCGCGGTTCTGGGACAGCCAGAACAATGACTCGTCCGCTTTAGCCAGCGAGAAGGGTGCGTGAATTCCCCACTCAATGGCGCCATTCGAATACGGCTCGAAGGGGAAATCCGCGTTCCCACTGTTGTACCAAATCTCCGATGTCTGCGGGCCGAACAGCCACAATTCTTTATGCGTCGCGATCAATGCCGTAATGTCGTCGGGATTCGCTTCAGCCGTAGCAACATCCGCTGCGGCCCACGCGGAGGAATCGTTCAGACTTGATATTTGGAAAGTACCGAAACCGGCCTTATTCACAATCGAGTACCCATCTATGAAGGTACACATGGTCGCGGTGTCTTCGAAATCTGCGTCCGTGATTTCCGCGAATGAAGAATCATCCCAGGTGAAGGCTTTCGCGCCGTCCACGACCATCATGTGACTGAGGTTGGAAGACATCGAGACGTTGCCCGAACTCGTGCTTAACGTCCCAACCACCGACGCACTTCCGGCCGCATTAACTTTGACTAACTGTGTGCCGATGACCATATAGCCCGCATCTTTCCACAGTATAGGACGCGGCGATCGACAAACTCCAGACGCGACCGTGTCGGTGCGAACTAGACCCGGCGTGCGATGTAGGCTTGAAACATTTTTAGCATCGTTTTCGAGCTGCGGATACAAGTTGACGGTGCTTTGGGCGTTAACATTGATCGACCGGTTTTCACTTTGCTGGCCGATGATGGGGATGCGTAATCTCATAAATATGTCAGAAAAGTTTGTAAATTGTTGATCCTATCCGAAATCGGAAAAGGGCTTGTCAAGCACTTTGTAACTCATTGTTTATTGGTGAAAACACACGCCTAAGTCATTGATGTGTATCTAAAATCGACAAAACGCAAAAAGCCATTTGGTATAATACCCCTGTCATTCACAAAAACAGGAGAAACAAAATGAAGAAAAAATTCACGCCGTCGATTGTCAACATTCACCTCGACCACGGCTTCCGACTCGCGCTCGTGTGCAAAGAAGGAAGCAAGTTTGTGCAGCTCATATGGATCGAATCGTCCGGCGTCAAACTTCACGCGCTACCGCTGACAGCGATGCGCCACGCAAAGCCCGCCGACTACCCCATCCGCAGAGCGGCAAGAAAAATGCTCGAAGCCGGGCGCTCACTCGGCATCACCAAGAAGGCCCGAGCAACACTCAAGCAACTCAAAACCCACACACCAGGAGCAACTCAATGATGACCGAGAACGAAGCGCAAGCCATCGCCGATACTCTTTGCAAAGCATTCGGCATTCGCAAAGCGAAAGTGAGATTCAGCAATCGCGCGACGCGCGGATACTACAATCCCCGCGCCAAGGAGATCGTTGTCGGCAATCGCGGCTGGCGCGGTGTGATGAACGGGCTACTACATGAGCTGGCACATCACGTTCACGACTGCCAAGAAGATCGCGCCTATGATCGATCGGCGAATGGGCGGCGCCAAATTCATAACCCGCGCTTTTGCAAGATCCTTAACGACGTCGTCGTGCAAGCTAAGGCCGACGGCATCGCCGAGGAATACTCCTGGGAGACCGAGTATCGCAGCGTCCGCAAGATCGCCATCGCTCGCGGCTGGGCCAGCGCTCCGACGGCTTCCGTACGGACTGCTAGCAAACCACCACCTCTCGACATACTCGGTTCGTTGTTTGGGCCGTGAGTTCTGAGTAGCACCAACGATACTCGGTCTCCCAGGCAGCGAGGCCGAGTATCATAATTTTTTTTACCTGTTGCGGCTGTCCACCCCGAAGTAAACGCTCGCATCTTCTTCGTCCCAATACATGGCATCGGCCAGCGCTTCGTCGCGGTCGATCTTCAACAGCGCGCGCTCTTGTACTGGGATGCCATTGTTCGGTGCAAGGTCGTAAGCCAAACCTAAGATCAAAGCGCGGAACCATTCTACCGGAAAATCCGGATTGTCCGCTGTCGCGTCGAAGTCCTGCACCGGGCGTTGGTAAACTAAAAACACTGTGTCCTTGACGGAGCTGGCGACCACCCACAAATGTAGACGACCGTTCGTATCTCGACCCGGATCGTAGTACCACTGATTTGTTGAGCCCTTGGAATTCTTCTTCGAAAGGAATTGATATTCGTCGTCCGCCATTTTATACATCGGCGTGTCGTTACCGTTGAAATCCCGCCGATGGGCGTCCAGAACGCGCAAGGGGCGTTGAGGCTTACTCGTGTAGTGGTAGACCCGGTTGTCGATCGCTGCCGCCGCATCGAGCCCTGTGGTTAGCACCACCGTATCCGAGTCCGTGACCGACGCAATCGTTGTCCAGTGAATAGTGTTGTCGTCCATAAGAACGCCGATGTTGTCGCTAGCGGCCATGCCGGTTGTTGAGTCAACTTCAAGCGTAGTGTTGGTGCTGACACCGGCTACCCGCATTTCCGTGATGCCGGTCGTCGCAGCTTGGACGGCGTTTATTTCGGCCGTCCAATGGTCGCCCGTTGCGCCAAGCGAATAGACTTGTTTGTCGTTCTCCATGAACAACGTCGCTTCTTCCCGACGCCACAAGTTCAGACCTTTGGACATCCACGCCTTAGCCAACAGATTGAGCTTTCGCGCACCGCCGACGACTTGGTCTGCGGTTGGCGACTCAGTAGGATCGATGACACCGATTTTCTCGTACGCTTCTTTGATGATGTCATCGCGCGTCACCGTAAAATTAAAAGATGAGGATGTTGCCATTAGAGATCGCTCGCCGTTACATCGCCGGGTGCTAAGAAAGTGGGAATCGCGCTCGCCGTGGGCGCCACGCTGTGTTCAAGAGTAGTAGTATCGACTGAGGTTTCTTCCAGAAACACATCGTCATGATCTGGCCGTGGCTCATCCACCGCCTGTTCATCCTTACGACCTCGAACGTAGTCTTGCGGGTGTCGAATCTCGAAGCACGCCGGGTCGACAACTAGCCCGTTCCACATTTTTTTCTTTCTTTCAGAGTGGAAAGTTAACCCACAAATGTCGCAGACAAAAAGGTGTTGACCTTTTTTGTATGTGGTTGCGTGGGCCAATTACACACTGCCTTTTTTCTTGAAATGAAGCGTCACGTCATACGTGTCGTTCGCGGCCGCAGACCCGACGGTGGTCAGCAAAATATCTCCGGAACCGCCAGATCCCGTGTCGTGTACGCCGCCTTGAGCGGTAAAGTCTTGACCATAAGCGCCCGCCAACACAAGACCGGTTACGTCGGAAGTGTGATCCCACGTTATTTTTACAGCTTCAAATCCTTGAATAAAATGCTCCGTACCCAGCAGCGATAATGAAGCTGGTTCTGTTCCGCTGACGCCGACTAAAGTCGACTTATCAACTTTGGCGACATTCGTTTCGCCCGTTCCGTCTGAGACATTAGTCAAACGTACGGAAAAATTTCGTGCGCCATTTCTAATTATTTGGGTCGTGACTGCGTCGGCCATGATTCGATCCTCTTTCCGAAAAAAAAAAGGGGCGCCGAAGCGCCCCGTCAAGTTTAGCTGTCGATAGCTGGTAAGATGTAGCCCGACGCCGTATCGGTCGCCACACCGAGATTATCGAACTGTCGCACGCCATCGAGATCGCAAAGGACTTCGCCAGACGTGTCGTGGTGTCCGATCCGGTTATGCGCCACAACACCTGTGTTGTCGGTTTGGTTACCGTTAGCGATACCCCCTACGTCACCAGTCGCACCCGTATAGAAGACGTTGTGAGTAATCAACACGTCCGTCACGGTCTTACCGGCAGTTACTTCGAAGAACGCCAACGTATTCCCGTGGTCGCTCGCGTAGTAATTGCCCTGAACCACAATTCGATCAATGTCAGCCGCCGTCATTATGAATGAGTTTTGCGCTGCATCGATCGCAGTGCCAACACAGTCGACAACGTGCAAACCATCCGCCGTGTTGTCTGTCGTTGACGATGCGTGAATGTAGTCCACGAAGTTCAGATCCGCGGCTTCTTCCGTAAATTCACAACTGTCCACCGTCAGCCAAGCTGCCGTTACGTCAATTGCGTTTGTTACGTCCGCAAACGATGCCCGAAACTCTAGGTTCTGCAACGTCACATTCGCCGCCGACACCGTAACTGCTGCGGCTACTGCCGAATCAAGAATAACCACCGGGCGCAGCGTGCCGTTGCCGAGACCGATGATGGAAACGCCAGCGACATCTACAGCGATCCCGCCGTCGGTCGTAATCGTTTCCGAATGCCCCGGCATGACGTAGATAACGTCTCCGCGTGACGCGGTACATTTGCCGATTGCATAGTCAATTGTACTGAAAGGTTTGGTGTACGTGCCGGGGTTGCCATTCGCGCCGCCCACGCCACCTTTGGCGAGTATGCCCGAATTGTTTACCCAGAACACTTCACCGGAATGCGGGATCTCTACTGGAACACCGCGGATGTTGACGCCTTCACGAAAGCCGCCAGGGAAAGAACTTCTAGTCATTGGAAAAATCTCCTGTGAAACGGAAGTTCCGCCTTACGGATACTTCACAGTTCAAAAAGAGAGGGCGCTCTGAAACTCCGGAAACCGGGTTCATAAGCGCCCTCAGAACAGACCTAACCTAACGCTTACGCGCCCGGTGATCCATAAATGTCACGCCAGTCAGTCCACGACGGTACGAAACGAAACACCACCGCTGCTTTAGCGTTTTTGGTGTCGAAGTCGTTGTCCTGGTCAAAGACCGGCTGTTTGCGCCACTGCACTTTCATCCCATTCGGGCACCCAGTTCTGACAAACCAAGCATCCGTATCGGAGAAGTAGTGGTTAACCTTGATGCCATCCGGCAAAGCGTTAGTCGCTTTCAACGCGTTGGTCGCATTGTTTGCGGAATCGTTTTGAAGAACAGACTTCAAAATACGATTCGCCTCAAACCAATCGTTCGGGTGTACCGCAAGGCACTTCCCCTTCAGAGAGATTTTGAGACCGCGGTCGTTGGTCGCCAACATGATTTGGATCAATAGATCCTCCAATGCTGCCTCACTCAGATCCGCCGCTGTGGTCAGATGGTTGCTCGCCGTTCCACCCGTTGAGAGTGGGTGGTCGGTGGCTATCAGCTCATTGCCGTCGCCGCCGGTATATGACGAATTGAAAGCACGATTGAACACGTTCGCGCAGACTGTCTCGATCGTCTGGTTAGTCGAGAAAGCCAAGGCGGTTGAACGGTTCATCGAGACATA